TGGCAATCTGCATCAAGTCTTGATTCTTTTGTCTTAACCATAAGAGGGCTATGCTCTTGCTACCGCCTCTTACCCATCCGTAATCTTCTTGTTTTAATTCATCCATATTAAAAAGGTAAATCGCTTTGTTTCTTTTCTTTCTTGGTGATTAGATTCTCACCGTGTATCTCAAATCCTACATTGTTAGGTACACTTCTAAATCTTACAGGCTCATCTAATGGTGTGGGTCTTCCTCCTGTCTCCACCTCTTTCACCTTGCGTATGTGTACTTGGTTGTACATCCATTCGGTAGGGTGTTGAATATAACGATGTATCACTACAAAGTCATCAGCCCTGTTAACGAACTTACCACCGCCCTCAATATCCGCTGCGCTTGGTGGCATAGGGTGACCTGCATACTCGTGTCCTGCGGAGTGCTTCATTCTTAAAGCATTGGTTACTGCGTGAGCATTAAGCCAGATACTTACATCGTGTTGCTTTGCCCAATTCCTAAAGTGGGTACTTACCTCATAATCGTACTCGTGACCGCCAAGTGTTTTAAACATCTCTTTGTCTTTCGTTAACGAGTTGTAAGGGTCAATCAAGAATCCATCAAAGCCTTCTTCGTGGTAGATGTCTGTAGCCTCCTCAATTAAATCCTTGTAGGTGTACATCTTCTTATCAGTGTCAATGATAACAAAATATCTTTGAACTAAATCAAGAGCCATCTGGAACTCATCTTCATCTATCTTATTAATGGGCTTACCCAAGAAGAACTCCGAGAGCTTCTTTGCGATAGATACAGGTGTGTTCTCGGAACTGAATACGAGCCACTTAATATCGTTGACTATGGTTTGCAATAACATTAGGTACAACATCACGGAGGTCTTACCAACATTTGCGTGTCCTAACACTACATTAAAATTACCTCGCTTGAAGCGGAGGTGTTGATCTAAATTCCATTGCCCGAACTTGAGACCTTCTTTGACTTTGCCCATTCGGACATCGTCAAGTTTACCGAACACATCGGCATAAGATATTTTTGACATAGTTGGTTTAAGTTAAAAAGGGAGCGCAAGTGCGCCCCCCTAATATAGTTCTTTCTTTAGAATGGCAAACCATCCGCTACAGGTTGAGGTTCTTCTCTTCCTTGAAAGTGTTGCTGATGAGTTGTAGTGGCTTGGGCTGCGCCTTTCTTCATAACCCAATCAGCAAAGAGTTGAGCATTCGCAATAACTACTTGCGGTGTTCCACCAATCTCGGCTGCTGCCTTGAGAGCCGTTTGGCGAATGATTGATTCGTCTTTAGAGGTATGTGTACCACTTGGAGCAGATGTGCCAGATGCTACATTTGCGTATTGTGGGTTAACAGGCTTGACCGTGTAGTAGGTCTTACCATTGTACTCTCTTGGGATGTAATCGTAAGTAGCCTCTTGTCCTACTGCAAACTTTGTTTGGTTCGGGTCTTTGGAGTTGTACTTACCATTATCTCCATTTTCAAATGTTACATAGAACCCATAAAGTGTTCCATACTGACCGTTGTACGGTTCTCCTGCGGACTTAATGTCCTTGACAATAGATGTTTTAGTCATCATATATAATTTAGTTAATGATTCAAAGTTAATAAAAATGTTTACTGCTCAAACATTGGATGTAGTTTTTCTGCTATCGCTTGTACTACATCTACAGTTACTGCATTGCCACATTGCTTGTAGCGTTGGGTGTTGCTCATCTCCTTGATCTCTCCATCGTAAATACCTTTAGAAGTGTGGTTATCTGGAAACCCCTGTAGCCTCTCACACTCTATAGGTGTTAGCCTACGGATGCGGTAGCCATTAAACAAAGCAGAGTTGTTGTGATGAGGCTCTACTAAACAAGGTGACTCATCTTTTACACTACGATTGTGTAAGTCCATCATCTTTGGCTCACCTTCCTTAAAAGATTTAGGGTTTTGCTCAATAGTCTCGTTCACCTTCTTGTAGTTATAGTTTGTTTCTAACTGTACAAATTGGTCAGTATTACCACCTCCACCACTTCCTGTATGAATTGTACCTGCCGTGTCTTTTAGGTGTCGGTCTACAACCTTGCCTTTAGCATCTCTTGAATATCCTATGATCTTGGGAGTGACTACTGCTTGATTGCAAGATGTCTCAAGTGTTTGAGCTTTAGCTTTCCCTACTCTTCCTCTACGAGTCTCGCTATTAGGGTTTGATAGGTTTATGCTATCTCCTTCCGTAGCTTTCTCATATCCTGATTTAGTGGCTGACTTAACTTTAATGTAATCACCATCACTTGGAAGTTTATAGTAACCTGCTACAAGTGTAGATGCTTTATCACCATCACGCTCATTACCTTTCTTATCAGTAATTCTTACTTTAGTAGGGTCTTTATAAGAACAGGCACTTATTGTAGGTGAGTCTCCGTTATCGCTATAGATAATACCTTGTTGACCACCTGTGCCTCTATGACCTATTGCTTTAACCCTTGAGCCTGTATTTGTTCTAATGCCTTCTCCGATAGGAAAAACTCCTCCCCAATCTCCTCTGGCTTCTGCAAGATGTCCGACAAGGTATACCCGCTCTCTATTTTGGGGTAGAAACCACGATGTATTAAGCAGTTGCCACTCAAGTCTATAGCCCCCAATGTCAACAAAGGCTTGGAGGATTGCCGCAAAGTCTGCCCCATCATTTGAGGAGAATGCTCCTTTAACATTTTCCCAAATAAAAACTCTTGGTCTACATTCTCCGATAAGCCGTATTGCTTCAGCAATAAGACTGCTTCGGTCTCCTGTGAGACCCCTGCGACTTCCAGCTTGGCTAAAGTCTTGGCAAGGGCTTCCAAAGGTGACAAGGTCAATTCTTGGGAGGTCTGCTCCCCGAACATCTGTAACTGATCCGACATAGGTGCTATCTTTAAATTGGTGTTGGTATACCGCTATTGCGTGTTTGTCTACTTCCGAGAAGTAACTGTTGACCTTAAACCCTGCTCTCTCAAATCCCAAATGGAATCCTCCAATACCAGAGAATAAGTCTAATTGGTTAATCTCTTTCATAGCTTTAATCTAACCTCAACTTCACAATAATTCTTTTCAACACTCTCGTCAAAAGTGATAGTGAGCCTGTGATAGTATTTAGGACTATCGTCTGCAATCCATCCGTTAGCAACGAGAGTATCAGCAGTAAATTTTGAAACAAGAACAAGATTGTCCACATCGGCACGAGTATTGTACCTAATATGGATAGACATACTCTCTGCAAAATGGTGGTCATAACGAGCCAATTCTGCTTCAACGATTTTTTTATATTCATCTTTTGTTTTTTTTCTAAATGTCCAATGCTTACCTGCGTAGAGTGAGTTAAGACTTATCGTCTTCGGTAGCTTGAGATTTAAGTTGAGCTCGTTCAATATCATAACCAATGTATTCTATTTCTTTCTTTATATGATCTATGGCTTTCAATAAATCATTTGCCATAGGATTGTTTGGTTTCTTACCTGCTCGTAGCAAATAGGCGATAGCTACACCAATGTTGTAAGAGTCTCTTGCAAAGTCCATACACACATCAAAAGCCTCAATGCCTTTGTACTTACCTAAATAGTAACTTGGTGTCAACTTCTGGCTTGTGGTACTTTGAGAGGGCGTTGCCGTTGAATCGCTTGAAGAGCCTTCTGTCATCGGGAAATCCGAAGTGTAGGTAGAAGTGGTCTTGTAAGGTTTGTTCGTTGATTTCATATTGTTCTGGGTATTCAGTTTGCTTAATTTTTACTACGGTCTTCATTGATCTTGTATGCTTTAAACATATCCATAACGGTTTCTGCATCTATACCCTTACGAGCATAGTCTCTAATGATAAACATCTTTAGGTGGTTCATCTCTTTGGTGAGGGCTTCAACTCGTGCCTCGCACAAGTTCAAGTATTGGTCTTTTATATCCATAGTTGTTTTGATTTTGACTAATGTAAGAAAAAAAGTAACCCCTCCGAAGAGGGGTATATTATTTTTATTTATTTTGAAGTTCTAATATTCTATTTATTAGACCTTTATTGCTATAGCAGCCATCAACGCCTAAACTAATTAGTATCTCCATTAATTGAAGCTTGTTTTTTCTTTTTAACTGTGTTTCTGTGTAAGTTTTCATAATAAGTGTTTTGGTTAACAATAGTGCTAATATACACAAAATAATTAACATACAACATAGAGAGCAAAAAAAAAGAGGCGAATGCCTCTATATATAAATATATCTATATCTCTATATATATATATAATAAGAGACCTATAGGTCTCTATATATTACTATATATAATATATATATATATAAAAAAAAGAAAGGTGGGATAACCCACCAAACTTAAACACTATATGTTATCAACGACTATTTAACATTACCTCTCTTGTCAAGAGAGCGTACTGCGAAGTAACCTCCTACAACTGTTACACTTAACATATTCCATAGACTTATCCAAGCAGGGTCTACCTGTAGGTAGCCCAACCCATCAAAGAAGGTGGTAATTACCAAAAAGCTAATCACTACAATCAAGGTTAGTGGTCTTACATTCTTGCTTAACCAACTATCGCTACGCATATCAGCTCTCCAACGAGAACTTATCTCGGACTCAATAGAGGCTCTTATAGCCTCTTTCTCCTCTGGAGTTGATACATACCTATCTACGACATTAGAAACGGCTTCTATCGTCTCCTGTGCGCTTTTTCCGAGTAGTTTTGTTATTAGTGGATTCATTACAATTCTTTTTACAGGTACATTCCTTTGGTTCAGTTACACAATACTTAACTGCCACAAGCCTCACAATCTGGGTTATCAATGCTACAGGCTTTCTCATTAGCCTTGTCATTAGTCATCTCATCTACAAAATCCTCAAAGGAGTCTGCAAACCCAAAGTCGGTGTCATTCATTTATTTATTGTTTTGTGAATCTTTGTATCCTTTCTCGTACTCATCGTGCATCTCAAGAACATAGATTCTATCCTCTATGTT